TTCCGACGCCCTAACCCGTCACCGAGATAGATGCTGTCAAGCGTTGCTCTGGTAAGCAGGTGCGCTGTACGGATGCGGCTATAGGCTGACCTGTCGCCACCTGTTCCGATGTTCATGAACACGTTTTGATAGCTGTCCATGTTCATCTTCTTGTCGATTTTTTTTTGCTGCCTGTTGTTGCGTTTAGCCATGTGAGTTCTCAGCTTGCAAGCGCCTTGAGTCTGCGTAGGGCATCACTGCCAAGGAGTAATTCCTCAGTCACGGCGTCGATAAGGTTATCCACGATGTCGTCGTGGTCGTGAGTGTCGTCGTAGGTGAAAGCACTGTGCTCAGCGATAAACTCTGAGGAGAATGAAGCGTCAGCAGGAAGATAGACACGCTGTGCTTTGACTACCGGCAAAACGTCCATTGCCCGGGTAACTTTGTCTTTGTTTCGCTGAAGAGCGGTTATCTTGATGGGAAGCTTTTTCTCAAGGTTCTGAATAAGAGCTGTACCACTGGATTTATCTTCAACGTAGATTTTCCTCAGCGTTCCGGATTCTCGATTCTTACGCCACGCCTGAGAGATAAACGCTTTGAAGTTTGTTTCTAGCTCTGGCGCTTTCCACTTGCCCCGCTCCATGTGGATGAGATAGAGATCGTCTTTGTACACGCCCCACTCGCACAGTACTGACCAGTCGTTATGGTTAGCCGTCTTCTGCGCTGTATCTGCGGTAGTGAAGCGGTATTCGTAGCGCTCAGGCTCCGGTTTATCTCCGTCAGGTCCGTATGTCTGCCACCATGAACCATCAAATACGTTACCGCCTAGCTTGATAGGCTTCTGCATGCCCTGAGACATGAACGTGTATTCATCCGTATCCCATTGGCGACACAGATCGCCCACATATTCGTTGGCAGGCCAGTATGACCAGTAGCCTCGCATCTTCTCGCTGTCTTTGACGTCATTCCAGCAATGCTCCTGAAGCCATTCTGGTAATGACTCGATATAGGCTTCATCAATGAGCGCGGGGATGATGACATGCTCAAAGTCGATACCCATTGCACCAGACAGCATGAATGCACTGCTGTCGTCTGTGTGCAGCCGCTGCTGAATGGCGACGATTGGTGTCGGGTTCTCTTTTGACTTATTGGCACGACGAGAGCGGATGGTGTTGGTTAATGTCTGCTGTGCCTTTTTGCGCTTCACCTCTGAAAAAACATCAAGAGGCTTGTCGAAGTCATCAAGGTTTATCCACCCTGAAAAGCCGGGCATCTGATAACCGCCACGCGATCCGGTAATCTGACCACTTGCCGCGCGGCTTACTACTTCGGCTTTAACCTTGCCGTCATCGTTCAGCAATTGCCATTCGTCAGCCTGATTAACGCCCAGCGAGTGAGGCCATAGCGTCTGAAACTCAGCGGACGTGATGATTTCTCGGCTTCTGCGGCTGTTACGCTTTGTCAGCGTATCGCTGAAGGAAATATTGAGGTTTCTTACCTTCTGGCAGTTCAGCATTGTCCACACTGGCGCATGGATGCTTAACATCTCTGTTTTCCCGCTGCCGGGAGGGACGTTGAAGACGACATTGCGGCGTTTCCCGGCAACGATATCCTCAATCACCTGCGCAATGTATCGGTGATGCCAGTTAACTGACCACTTCTCACCCTGCAACAATTGAAAGAATATGCGGTTAAAGGCCAGAAATGAGCGCTCGGACAGGACTTTGATGGCTTGGCGTTCTGCTTCGCTCAAATCTTCCCATTCGAGTATTTGGCTCATAGTTTGCTCAATATGCTGTTAAGCGCCTTTTCGTCTACAGCTACGTTATGGTTGTGCTCAATTGGCCCGCCACCGCTACCTGAATGTTCCATAGGCTGAGTGGCTTTACCGTAAGCGCGGTCCATTATTTCTTTAGCTGCTGATACCTTTGCTGCGGCAGGTGCTTTGTCGTCACGTAGTATTTTCACTAACGCCTTAACCGCTTCCTCGCCGTAGGTCTGGGCAATAAGTTTGACGTCTGCGGTCACCTTGTTTGGTGTTCCTTTTTGGCGGCCACCAGTCTTTGGGGTTCCTGCTGGCCTACCTGATTGCTTCTTAGTAGGCATTTCTATGTCCTTCTAAAATAGAAATTGTCATTATCGAAGCCCCTCAGTGAAGAGCTTCTGTAATGCCGCTATTTGCCGACGCAATTCTGCGTTGGCTACCCTGCTTTCGCTTCCATAAGCGTGACCATGTCAGGGTCCATCTGACTGACGATCCGCTCACGAGCGCAATTGAGAAGCTTCTTGCGACCACCGACGCCCCACTTATTCATTGCCCGGGCACATGCGCTGACCTCTTTGGTCTCATTGGCGATCAGCAGGTCAAGTCGGTTGAGTCGGTTCATATTACTAAGACCGTTGAGCACAGCCTCGCGGAAGGTTTCATAAACGCGGATTTCAAACTCCGGCTTAATCCAGGCGGCATATCTAATAGCGAGTAGCTCTGCAGCCCAGACGCCTTGGTTAACACCACCATTCACAATGTTAAGTGATTGATTTTCTTCCAGACGACATTTTTGTCCTCTGGAATCCAGTGCAGAAACAAAGCGCTTTACCGCCGCACTTCGTATGAATTTATTCGGCCTCTGTGATTCTGTCGCCTCACCATTGGCAACGGCTGCCGCATGCAGATCGTTCAGGTTATATCTCCCTGCGGAGTCAACCCGGACAGAAATGCCGTAGACATTCACGGTTTGTTTTGTCATGTCGGTAATTACCTTTTAGTGATGAACCTTGTCTCACAGGAAATCCGGCCCTCAGAGGCTCCGACAGCCAGCCGGCATCCTCAAGGGTCATCCTGAAAGGTTCTGAGTGGTGAAGTGCGCGTGAGATGCGCGGTGAAATTCGGATACAAAAAAGCCCCGCGGATGCGAGGCTGTTATTTGAGGCACTGCTCTTTGATGTAGTCCTGCATGCCGCGAATCATTTTGTCAGCGGTTGCGATTCCGTCCCGGTGATCGAAATAATTCCGCCGAGCGTCTGGAGTAAGTTCGGGGGCTCCTGCATCATCCACGCCGGAGGTGGAGGTGGCTTTGGGCACTCCAGGGCAGGTTGCGGCGATGCGCAGCCGTTTAGCGCCAGAATCGACATCCCGACGCAAATCGTTAATGGTTTTTTTCGCATCGGACAATTCCTTCGTATATTTGGCATCCAGTGCAGCGACATCACGCTGGCGGGTCTGCATGTCTTTGATAGTGGCGTTAGCCAGGCGGAGACTTTTGGTGGCTTTGTCGCGCTGGTCTTTATAGGTGATGGCGTTGTCGCGGTAGTGATTCACCTTCCACGACAGCACGGCAATTACAACCAGGATGACAACAGGCAGCCAAAGCTTTTTCACCAATGAGATGATGACCGTGTTCCTGATGCAGGCTCGTTAACTTTCCCGCCGGCATTCTTGAACTTAGCAATCAGCGCATCGGCTTTATGTTCGAACTGGCCGTAACCAGCGCCGGGAAGTGATGCCCAGATATTGCTGCAGCGATCGATAGCCTGGCGAATGTCGCCGCGGTCTATCAGAGGTAGCGCCCCGCGCTCTTTAATCTGCTGGAGAGCAACAGCGTCCTGGTTAGATGGAGAAAAATCATTCAGTCCAAGTTGCTTGCGATACGCATCCCAGTAACGCGCCAGTAGTTGATAGCGCCCCGCAGCAGTTGATTTAAGTCTCGGATTCAGCGTAATCAATTTGCGCGGATGATCGCCGTAATCAGTAAACAGCGACCCACCAACAATTACATCGTAACCGTGGTTTTTGGTCGGTTGCCGTCCGTTGTCCGTACCTTCTGACCATGCCAACATGTCCAGAAACGCTTTACGCTGAGGATTAATTGTTTGCATTCTTCATCCCCGTCAGACGCTCCCAGAAGTACGTCAGTGCCACGGAGCCCATCGCCCCGCTGATGCCAGACGTAACCAGAATCATGTAAAGACTCAGCCCGCTTTCAACGCTGATCAGTCCACCAATCAGGCCGGTAAAGCCGGACACTGCAATTTGCGCCAGCGCGTTGATCCAGCTCCAGGTAGCTTTGTTCTGCTTAACGTCAATAAGGTATCGGACCAGGCCGCCCCAGCATGACAGAGCAAGGACAATCAGCCATGACACTCCGGCAATGCTTTCTTTATCTTGCATACGTTTAGCCATATCACCTCCGAAAAACGGGGTGCTGTTTGTGTAGTGGGGAAAGGCCGTCAGACACGATAGCTACGTGGCTTCTGGAATTGATTGTCTGCGGCCTGAATAAAAAACCTGGCGACAAGCCAGGAAGGTGAGGGTAAGGCAATGTCGGCTCTCTGGCCGTAAATACCCTGGCTGGGTTGGTGTGTGGTGTTGCTGGGCGGCGATGACGCCTGTACGCATTTGTTAATCCGGTTCTGCTTCCGGCGGTCGCTTAATTCACCACAACGGACAGAGCACTGAGCACTTCGCGCCAACTCCATGCTGCTGCGTGGATTGGGTTATGAGCCCTTCACGCCAATGCCCTTTCCTGTTGTGCAGATACGAAAAAGCCCCGGCGGTATGCCGAGGCTCATTTTACAAACTGGTTAGTGACTATCATCTTTATGCCGCCGATGTAATTTAGGCAGCATATCAAAGTAGACTCAAATATGGCTTATTTAATTGACTTTTGCAATACCCTGCTGCGAAAAAGTCGTCTTTTGTTGTGATCGTGTTCTCACAGTGCAGAGAAGAGAATCGCCATCAAGACGCTTAAAGATGGCGCACATGGCCCGCCAGTAGTCGGAGTAGTTATGGCACCAGTTATCAGGTTTAACGCCACACAGGGCCGCCAGATCCTGATGCTGATACACATCCTTACCCGCCAACTCCGCTTTCACGTCCTGCGCCGCCAGCCATATCAGTTTCTTCAGGCGCTCCATAGTCTTGCCGGTCACCTTCTTCGCGCCGAGTTGCTCCCGGAACTCTGCCCACGCCCACTGAGTGATCGCCACCTGGTACTCGAAGCGGATATTCTCGCTGTAGTTCCACAGCAGCCATGCTTTCTGATGGTCTTCCAGCGACAGGACAGCCCGGCGCCATGATGCTGTCACGAACTCAATCGGCCCCACCAGTGCGATAGACGAACCCTTGGCGCGTGACTGGCTGCCACTCATCGCTGGGCCGTCCGGGTTAACTTTTCGGCCGGTGACCGGGTCGGTGATTTTCTTACGTCCCCGGCTGAGCGCCGTCGCGGTGAATTGCGCGTTCTCGGCGAAAGCTACCAGCTGCCCTTTCGTTGCCCCGCTCAGATCTGCGGTCGCCACAATGAGCTGCTGACGTACGTATTCCAGTTGCTGACTGTTCATGCGGCTTCCTTATGTGGCTGGTTGGTTTTGGTCTGGCTGTGCTTTGCTACTGGCGGCATGCTGGCGCGCTTAACGCTTTCTGCCTGGTACCGCAGGAAATCGTCGTGGTTCATGCTGCCTCCTGTCGGCGGGCCCGGCGTTTTTCCAGCGCGCGGGCTTTGCGTGTGAAAATGGATTTGATGCGCTGCAGGTATGGGATGTCGAACCGGCGCGGCTCGTTATCAGACTCAAGGCGCTCGACACGTTCCTGTCCGATACGCTCAACCAGGCGGATCCTGTACTCGACAGCATTCCCACTCAGCTGCCGGTTGCATCGGGTGCAAGCGGAGTGGACGTTAAAAACGTTGAATTTGAGGTGTGATGCAGCGCCGCGCGAACGGTAATGGCTAGCATCAATGGCGCTGCCAGTCAGGTAATTGCTTTTGCCGATGAGTGGATTGCCGCAGCTGACGCATTCTTTCCCCTCGTCCCGGATCCGGATGTAGCGGTTAAAGGCCGATTGAGCCTCTTTATCCCACTGGGATTTAGACTTGAGTGACTCGCGCTTTTCTTGTCGGCGTTTGCGCCCGTCCTTCTCTGCCTCTTTTTGCTCCTTGATACGCTTAGCGGCTGCTTTCACCTTCTCCTTCTCGCGCTCTTCCATTGCGAGGATTGCGCCGTGTTCCGGGCAGCACCAGCGGATCCGGATGTCATGGAATTTCGGCACGAAGTATTCGCCGCATACTTTGCACTTACGGCGTGATGGTTTACGCATGATTCCTCCTCGCCGCGAGACGCAGCCATTTCTGATCAACCAGGCGGGCGGTGTAGCCCTTCAGTGTCGGGATATCGGACGGCTTAATCGCGGGCTTACGCTGGCGGCGCGCCGGAACGCGGAAGATTTCGTTTGTGATGACGCGGGAAAGTGGAGTAGACATCAGGCCTCCTGCTTATCGCGCAGCACCTGAAATTCGCTGCTTTGAGGAATTGTGAGCACCAGGCCAAACTGAGCGCACCAGCCTTCCACCTGGCACATGAAATGGTGCATGTCGCCAGTGTCCAGATCGGACGTGTGGCGCAGCTCTAATTCAATCGTCTTAATTCCGGTCACGAAGTCGGTGTATTCAACCTCTTCATAACCGAGAAAGGTCTTTTTGAGGTTGCGCTTTACCCATGCAGGCGTGGCGTCAGTGCGCCCAGACTTGATCAGGTAATCGCTGATTTCCTCGTACCAGACATGGCTCAAGCTATTTTGAGAAAGGCTTCTCTTCTCGTGCCAGTCTTTGAGTTGCAGGCGGAAGCACTTGCCACTTTCGAGGAGAGGCTTCAGATGCTGAGTGATAGCACCAAGGTTTCCACGGTGTAGCTTGATGCCGTCTTTGGGGATAATCATACGGCCTCCTTCCCGGAAACCGCAGAATGCAGAAAATCGCAGGTGCATTTCTGCATCTGTGACAAGGTGAGGAGTTCAGATTGTGGTCGCATTTAAGTCCCCTTAAATGCGCAGAAGTCACCGGAGTTGTTCAGGCTCCGATGACATGATTATGGCGGGTTGATTCCAGAAAATCAATTTTGCTGAAGCATTCCTTTTCGACTATTCAGACATGGAAAGCTTCAGTTTATCCTTAACGTGAAGAGTATTAATCAACCAAAAAGCACCAAGCAAGCACATACAATGTGCGCTAGTGACTAATTTGCAGATACGAAGACGATTTTCTTCCAAATTAGGAGGTAGATCGTTCATCAGTGCGACTGCGTAGATCCCATCCTTTAGGATTGGCTCAATAACTTGATGTATATAGCCACCGTGGTTAATTTCTTCGATTTTTATTTTTTTAATCGTCTCCGCAAGCTTGTCAACTTCTTCATTTGTTATGACGTAATCAATTTTATGAGCGTACTTGTTTCTAATGCTGTTAAGCTCAGACATAGCATCAGCAAGTGATACAGGAAGCCCTAAGAGAACGGCAGCTGAGAGCTTCGGCGTAAAATACTTATAAGTTTTGATGGCATTATACTTTTCTGAACCCTCAGGCCTTAAGTTCTCAATAACAACTCTAAGAAAGTCCTCATGAATTAGCATTAATTTTAAAAGTGCTGCTGACTCATCTTCATAGTTAGCTATCGAAGCCATCTTATTCGGATCTAAAAAGTAGCCAAAATCATGATCGATTTTCACGTAGTTTCCCTTATCCATTACTGGGCTTTGTTCGATTCGAGAGAATTTCACTTACCTTCCTCCTGTTTGAGATAACGAGGGTCTGATGCTTTTGGCAAAGAGATGCTTTGTTCGCGGTAATACCGCAACCGCTCAAGGAAATAATCGCGTAAATGCTCGGGCTGCTCGCGCATCACCACCTCAGCGATAACCGGCATGTTCAGGCGCTCTTTGTACGCCACGCCGGAGGCCGCAAGGTCAACGTTAACTTTGTCGCGATCTTCCTGCGGTTTTGCAGCAATATTCCAGTCAGACATTAGTCAGCAGTCCTCCCTCTCTTCTTTCTGGTCTCATAAGGAGATCTAAAACCATCAACAGATTCAACCTCTCCAGCATCAAACCGTTTCGCATTTGCAATTTGTGATTTCCTCCAGAACTTTTTATGTCTTTTCATTGAAGCTTTATATTTTTCTGCTGGAGTCATTTCTTCGTTAGACATAAAACCCCCTCGGTTATTTGAGGGGATTATACATCACTTCTGCTGCGGTGACGCTGGCAGGGGCATCCAGTGGGATATGTCTACGCCGAAACGCAGGTCATAGCCTTCAGCATGAACGTATAGCTGTGCGTCGCCTTTTTCGCTGAAATTTGATGAACTAACAATCCCGCAATCTCTCAGGCCATCATCCTGGCAGAAATAGAATATCTCAGTGCCGATGTCAGGCATTCGCTCACTGCAAGCCACCCAACCATCCGGAATCACCGGAGAGTTGCCGCCTTGCGCCGGAGAGAGGCTGCTTTGCGCTGGTCGGCTACGGAAGTGCGCCGGAGCGTTGCCATCGGCACCCTGAAGCATGGCGGCGCGATAGGCGTTCCAGCCGACAGCTTTTCCGTGTTCAAACGCGCTGTCAAAGTCATCATCCATTTCCATCGCAGCGGGCACAGATACCGGCGCTGGCGTGGCGGTGTAAAGCGGCGTTACTTCTCGCAGCGGGTCGGCATAAGCATTGCCACTATCGAAGCTGACGTTGTTTTTTGCGCCGCCGCCTGACAGTAGCCACGCCACAGGCTCCGCTTCGAGCGATGCCAGTGCTATACGCGCCAGCGAAGAAGCCTCACCGCATTGAACGTGGTCAGTTTCGATAATTTGCTGTAACTGCTCTTTGGTGAATGTCATGGGTTAGACCTCCCCGTTGATGCGGATGCCAGCGTCGTGCAGCGCCTCAAGCACTTGATGCTGCTTATAAACCATTTCCGCTTGATACGGCTCGTCGAAATCAGTTCGATGAAGCATGCTGTAGCGCTGCGGGAGCTTCACCTCGCGCGCCTCCAGCTCGGCCACGCGCTCCTCTGCGGCTTCTGCTTTTTTTCTTAACTTCTCGCTACAACCCTCAGCTTTTCGGATTGCTAACTCCAAATGTTTATTCAGCGCATCTGCGGTTTCCAGCTCATCCAGCAGCGCCAGCACGGTGGACGGGGTTAGAGCCTCATTGAATTCATCGCGATCATAACCCCAACTATCGGATTCTGCTCTCTCCGCCGCTTCACGCAGCTCCTGTTTGTTGATGTTGCTCATTGGGCGGCTCCTTCAAATTGGTAAGAAATTTTAATTCCCAGCTTTTTAGCCATGGCATGCTCAGCGACGGCACCTTCCGACTCTTGCCACCCATGCAGCATGTGAATGGCGTCGGCGCAGCGAAGCATCGCCAGGCAGATGTCCATATACTCACGCTGAGATAAACCATCCGGGAGCGTGGCCGGATTTAATGCCACATGACCACCTGATAACATCTGCTGTGCTACTGCATTAAACATCGGACGGTTGTAGTTTTCGTAACCCGTCATTGGTCCTGCGATGTAAATTTTCATACCCCTACCCTCCCCCAAACCATCAATACTCGCTTCATGGCCGCGCTGTTCCGGCACTCCTGGCAGATCACGTTCGTCTCTGTACGCTGCACCAACTTCGAATTCCCCTTCGGCATGGCAGGTATGGTTTCCGGTGCGTATTTCATGCCGTAGCTGGATAGCCGATAAAGCCGCTGGCCGTGCTTGCCCTCACAAGTGATCAGGCCGTCTGCCAGAAGCGAGCTGACCGTGCCTGACATCTTTTTGGTGGTCATGCCGATCATCTTGGCAATACGCCCGCTGTTCAGGCCCGGGTTATTACGCAGGGCTGCAAGAATCTGCCCACGAATTGTTATGGTCATGCTGCCCCCTTAGAACGGTAAGAACCCCACGTGAATGACAGAGTGCACCCGCCTCCATCGCTCATGCGATCAAGAACGCGTTCGCCGATGAATGCAGCCAGTTCTTCCCGGGTCTGGTTGCTGATCAGGATGGTTGGCTTCATCCGCTCATAACGGGTGTTGATGATTTCGAACATGATCAACTTCTCGGCGTCGCTTCCGAACTGCACGCCGACCTCGTCGATAATCAGCAGGTCGGGCTTCGTGAAGTAACGGATCACTTCGTCTTCAGTACGGCTTGACCCCTTCGACCAGGTTGACTTGTACTCCCTGGCAATTTTCAGCGCGGTGGTGAACACAGCTGAGCTTTGGTGCTCGGTGATTGCATGCCGGGCGATAGCCAATGCGAGGTGGTTCTTGCCGGTTCCAGGCTTGCCACACATCACCAGGCCACCACCCTTCTGCAAACGCTCAGGCCAGCGGCTGGCGTATGCCTGACAGACCTTCAGGGCGCGTTTCGCTTCTTCGTTCACCGGTTCATAATTCTCCAGTGAACAGGATTCAAACCTGGCCGGGATGCTCAGTCCATCCAGCAGGCGCTCGATGTTTCTTTTGCGGGCTGCTTCGTTGATGCTAATTCTTTCCGCCTGCAAGCGGCCTAACTCCTCTTTGAGGCATTCAGGGCAGCAGCTTGGGCGCGGGGGAATTTTCACGACTGAGTTTAAGAAATGCCTGGTCCTGCATTCAAAGGGGCCATGCGTTTCGCAGTTCTCGGTGCTGATAGTTAGCTCGATATCTTCATGCTGAACTGGCGGTTGGCTCAGCTCAGTAATGCGTTTCTCAAGTTGATTGATTTTTTCATCCAGCGTCATGATCAGTCCCTCGCCCATGCAGGAATTTCAGTCTGGCCATAGTCTTTGCCAGCAAAGTTCTCAGATACGCGAGACTGCGCGCGAGGCGTCTGCTTGGCGGTCTTTGGCTCAAACAAACCCTGCCAGCCATTCGCGATGCTCTGGTTGATGATTTCTTCAGGCTGGTATCCGCTGCACTTGCAACGTTCAAGCAGGTTGATGGCCTGGGTTACCGTCTGCTGAGACTTAATCGGTTTCTTCAGATCGCGACGATAATCGACCCATGACTTCCAGACTGAAACTGACAGCCATTCAGGAAGGTCAACACCTGCCGGATCGAACGAAGCCGGTTTGGGGGATTTAGGGGGTTTATTAATATTGTCTTTATTGTCTTTTGTAATAGTGTCTTTTGTGTGTCCCCATTTTGGTGACAGGGTTGTCACTGTTTTGGTGACACTTTTTGTCACTACCGTAGGGACATTGTCACTACTATGGTGACAGTCACTACTATGGTGACATTTTGGCGCTGGTTTAGTGCCCGGAATTACCCACTCACTCAGGTTTTTGTTGGGCCCGATCAGCATGCCGTCGGATACCAAAACATTCATCGCAATGAGCTCGTTTTTGGCGGTGTTAACCTTCTGGCGAGGTAATCTGGTCAGCTCCGAAAGTTGTGAGTCTGCTATGCGGTCCATCTTCTTGTTGAACCCATAGGTTTTGCGGCAAACAGCATGAGCTACCTTGGCCTGATTTTTGGTCAGGTTCGCGCCGATAAGCTCCTCATACAACTCGTTTGCCAGACGGGTGTAACCATCGTCTGTATCGGCCACGCGTTGCTCCTGTATTCCCGAAACTACAGCGGGAAAGTTGAGAATTTCTGCGGTATTTGACATACTTACTCCCGTTACTTGGCGTAACACAGTGTCTTGAAAGCCGTTGCTGCTACCAACAGCGCGGCTTTCGCCTTTTCAGAGCAGACCTGGCTGCTGCTGCACACGCTTAACGCGCTTCTTTTCGAACTTGTCTGACGGTACCTGCTGCTTCTCCGCCCAAAGCTTCGCGTGTCGTAACACGTCATCGAAAATCCTCCCCTTGCGACTGGCCTGTGACATACGCTTGTACATATCGACGGCCTGAAATGCCCCCCCCCTGAGCCACCGCTACGGTGAATCCCTGTTTGATCAGTTCATCGCGTACATGCTTCTCGATAAATTCGATGTGGTTCATGGTCTTCTCCGGTTACATGACGCCGAGCATCGACGTGACCATCGTCATCAGCGGCCCTACCTGCTCCGGCATGAGGCGGAACAGCGACGCTATACCCTCGCTTACCTCTTTCAGTTTCTGGTGTTCTGGAGCGTCCAGCAGCACGGCCTGTTTAGCTTCAGCACACTCTTTCATCGCGGATGCGATCAGCGACATCGTGTCGTTCAGTGGCGCCAAGCGGTTTCGATACTCCAGCGGCAGGACGGACATGATTGCCGGCGCCAGCTGGCGAATGTTGTTGGTCGCATATTCGGTGTCGCCGTCGATCCAGCGGAACACCTTCTGCATCTGCCGGTGCGAGTCAGTCGGGATATCCAGTCCGGTACCGCCGGTAGCCCGCCACTCTTCAACAATCAGCGCTGCGACAAATTCACGGCTGCGGCAGTCAGCTGCCCAGGCCCGAACAGCTGCACGGATCCCATCGATATTTAACGCCGCGGAATCAGGTTCCCGGCGATTCTGGTAAATCATCGCCGTTGGCGAAAATTTGTTACCTTGTTGATACGCAAGTGAATGCATTGCTTTCCCTTTCGTGGTTAGGGCCGCCAATTAGGCGGCGTTGTTGCTGATTGGTGGAAAAACGTCATCAACGCTTACTGAAGCGCCATGCTTATTCAGAGCTGCAACAATCGCCCGGCACTGCTCAAGGCTTAAGCTGCGTTTATTTTTTTCGTAATGGCAAACCGCACCTGTCGACAGGTTCAGCTCTTCGGCAATCTGTCGCTGAGTCAAACCGATGTTTCTGCGGATTTTTCGGATATTGTTCATGTCGGGTCTCCTTTAAACAACTTAAATATACGTTTTGTATTCTTTGTTCGCAAGTAAAATATACGAATTGTGGCTCGCGCAAATATATACAACTTGTATCATTCGGGTATGACTATGAAATGGTACGACTTAGCTAAGACCCTGATGAAAAGTCAGGGCATCAATCAGGAACAGCTGGCGGAGCACCTCGGTATTACTAAAGGTGCGGTAAGTCATTGGCTGAACGCTCGGCGTGAGCCAAGCCTTTCCGAGATCGCAAAAATATTGCAGTTCCTTGGCAAAAAGAACTTCTCCGTAGGAGCTGGCGGTATGATCATTGACGACACGCTTAAGGGTGATGTGGAGTACGCTGGCCCCTACAATCCTGGTAACAAGTATCCAGTAATCAGCAGTGTCCAGGCTGGTTCATGGTGCGAAGCGGTTGAGCCATACACCCTAAAAGATATAGATCTGTGGCTTGAGTCGAATGCTCACATTCAGGGTGACGCGTTCTGGTTGCTCGTTGAGGGCGAGTCAATGACAGCCCCTACTGGCTTGAGCATACCTGAAGGAACCTATGTACTTTTCGACACCGGTAGAGATGCGGTAAATGGCAGTCTGGTTATAGCTAAGCTATCCGATTCGAACGAGGCAACATTTAAGAAGTTAGTGATCGACGGTGCGCAGAAGTACCTGAAGGGTTTAAATCCACAGTGGCCATTGGTAGCGGTGAATGGTAACTGTCGAATTATCGGTGTTGCTGTAGAGACGAAGATGCGGCTGGTCTGATCGGCAAGGTGTTTTGGTCGGCGTATAGCTGGTAGCGGCCTGAAGAGACGTTTGGGTAGATGATTTTTATTTTTCACAGCAATAGGATGATTTATGACACAGTTTCAACTTGCGTTAATCGCCAGGGAAGTTGATGGAGAAGTCATCCATCTTCGCACCAAAGACGGATACATCAATGCCACCGCAATGTGCAAGTCTGCAGGGAAACTGCTTGCTGACTATACACGACTAAAAACAACACAAGATTTTTTTGATGAATTATCACGCGATATGGGGATTCCCATATCGGAGTTAATTCAATCATTTAAAGGCGGAAGAGCAGAGAATCAAGGGACCTGGGTTCATCCAGACATCGCAATTAATTTAGCGCAGTGGCTATCTCCAAAATTTGCAGTGCAAGTTTCAAGATGGGTACGTGAGTGGATGTCAGGCGAAAGAGCTCCTGCCGAACTTCCTATTCATCTTAAGCGGTATATGACAAACCGAGGCAGGGTTCCTCATACGCACTTTTCTATGCTTAATGAACTGACGTTTAACTTGGTTGCGCCACTTGAGCAGGCCGGATATACGCTGCCAGAAAAAATGGTCCCTGATATTTCAGAAGGTAGGGTTTTCTCGCAATGGCTCCGTGACAACCGGGGAATTGAGCCGAAGACATTCCCAACATATAACCATGAGTATCCAGATGGCCGGACTTTCCCGGTACGTCTATACCCAAACGAATATCTTGCAGATTTCAAACAACACTTCAATGAAGTGTGGCTGCCTCAGTACGCTCCTAAATATTTTGCTGAACGAGACCAAAGGGCTTTGACGCTGATTGAGAAAATCATGCTGCCTGATCTTGATTCCTAAATGCCACAACCCGGCCACTGCGCCGGTTTTTTTATTGCCCACCCATAAAGCCGACCCCCATTCTGCCGATAACTATCCAGCCTGAAGCTGATAACAATAACTATCGCAACACTACCTGCCCGCCCCGTGCGGGCTTTTTTATTGCCCTTTCCGCACTATCTCAGCTGCATCCCTGTTCACACCCTTCCCTATCACGTTTCCTGTTTCCTTCCGGTACTGCTTCAGCTTGTCGATGATGTTTTGCTGGGTCATGGGTAAATCAGCCAGTGACAATTCCATCACCGCCCGCCCCATCGCCTGAATTTTCATGCTTATACGCTCTTCATCCAGAACCATGCACATCCCTCCTGCTGTTTTTTTAAGCGTAGTACTGGTATTTAAAAAAATAAATCACCTTAGAATACAATTTGTTATCACAAAACCACCCACCAATTATACATTTCGTATTGCATGATAAGAATACGTTTTGTATATTCAATCCATCGAAACGAAACATCGACAGCTGAGCGAAGTTAGCCAGCGGCGGACACCAAATCGCCTGCTCATTAAGAATTCAGTCAAGCAGCAAATCACCCGGATCGCTCCTGGCAAATTGAAATGGCGCCCAATGGGATTGAGGCAGGTGTGTAACGCGTGGCGGGTATAGCACACGAAGAGGACTCCGCACCGGAATGGTTTGCTGCTCAGTTCCCGAACATCGGGGAAGCCTTACCAGCAGCTCTTTACGAGGGGCTGACGGTAAACAAAGAGAGGGGTGTGTATGGCAGATAAAAAAACGGCGCCACTACTGCTTAACGTAGACGCCAGCGAGGTGCTTACTCAGACCGGGGAGCTTTTAAAGCTACTAGAACTTCCAGCCAGTTCCTTTCAGGGAATTCCTGAGCATGTCGTCGAGCTGTTTTTTGACCGTGTCCGTGGCCTGATTGACAACATCGTCCTTAGTGATTTCGCGACCACAGTCAGCACAACTGACGCCGGTGAAATTTGTCTCAAAGTCAAAATCATCGGGCTGGTTGAACATCTCACTTCCGCAGTCAGGGCACACGGTCCGCATGGTTTGCATGAATATATCCTTTCTACTGTTGGGGAGATTAAAGAGTAAGCGATTTCTTGCTGTTGGGGAATAGCGGGAAACCACGCGCCGGGCGTGGCTAAACATCCCGGCACTAACTGGAATGTTTTGGGGTGTGGCAAGCAAGAATGGGTAAACGTGAAGAAGCCCTGACTTGTGCGGCTGGTTACCGCCCACACCGACCAAAGCATTTCTCCCGCATCAGCGGGTAACGACAGAGGGTAAGGCGATGAGAAACACAACAGATAAATATGCTGCCGAGTGCAGTGAAGATTACAGGCAGTATCGCAAAAAATGTCGAGCATCAGTGCGTGGTGATGGGTTTCATGACCTTTGGGTAAAGCTGGCATGGATGTGCCGACGCAACGCACGAGAATGGATTAACAGAGCCGCCTAACCAGCGGCTTTTTCATACCTGGAGTCATTTACGAGTGGCTCAAGTTATGACAACCGGCGGCCATCCACCGCCCATTGAAACACTGAATAAATGCGTTGAAGTCTTGTATTAACCGTTCCGTTCGCCGCGATAAGGCCAAGAGGATTTATGAGCAATAAAACTGGAGGGCGCGCTTTCCCATGCGATTCTATCGTGGAGCGCGACGAAGTTGGTCACTTACATGGTTTCGAAATCAGCTCTGGCGGCATGACGCTGCGCGATTACTTCGCAGCCAAGGCTATGCAGGGAATCATCAGCAGCGAATGCAACTATGGAGCGTTTAGTGATTTAGCAAGCGATGCATACAGCATTGCCGACGCGATGCTCCTCGCTCGGGAGGCATCATGAAAGTCACCCACAACGGAAAGCAGTACACCGCCAAAAAGCTTAACGATAACGAGTGGCAGCTGACGTCGGTATCGGCACCGCGCGACAAGTTGACGCTTAACCGCTGGCAGATGCATATCGCTGGCCTCCTGAAACAGGTTGAGGTGAAGGCATGATTCACCACTACGGCACCACCCCGCTCATTCGCCAGTGCGTCACGCCTGGCATGATGGCAATGCATGAAGGCCGCACCTATCGAGTCTCAGCGGTCATTCAGGAGCGCAAATGGGTGTACCTGCACACCGATGCAGAAATCATCCGCCTCAGCGACTGCGTGATTGACGTTCTTTTGGACGGTCACGGCAACCCTATCCAGCACTAACCACCCTATTCAAACGATCGGCCTGGCTTTCTGCGGGCGGGATCTGCACATCCAAATTTCAGGAGTTCAGCCATGAACGCATACCTCACTTACGACCGAATCGAAGATCGGCGCTGGGTTGAGCAGCAGCTCACCGACGAGAAGGAGAAGTGGATCGACGACAGGGCGAAAGAACTGATCGCCATGTTCCCGAAATATGCTCTGCAAATGAGTAGCCTGTTTCTCCCAAAAGAAGCGCAAATGGCACTAGTCGGTGAAAAGGCAGAGGAAGCCTATAACGACTATGTCACACGCATCTGTTACGACCGCGCCGAAGAAGAGTGGGATCGCCTTCATCCAACCTGCCCATTTTAAGGAGGGACTATGAGCTTAACCCTTGTTGATTTCGTCAAACAACAGGAGCCGCTTTTCATTAAGGCGGCCACTGACGAGCGGATGGTGTGGGCGAAGGAAAGTCAGTTCGCCATCCAGCTATTTCAGAACAACGACTACCTCGCGAAAGTCGCATTCCAGAACCAGACCAGCACGCAGAACGCAATAATCAACGTTGCGGCTATCGGTATTTCGCTAAACCCAGCTCAGAAGCTGGCTTATCTGGTTCCGCGTAAAGGTGCTATTTGCCTCGACATCAGTTACATGGGCCTGATGCACATTGCGCAGCAGTCTGGCGCCATTAAATGGTGTCAGTCGGCAATTGTTCGCAGAAACGACCAGTTCCGCCGCGAAGGGCTCGATAAGCCGCCGATCCATATCTACAACGACTTCGATACCGAAGAGCAGCGCGGGGACATCGTAGGGGCATATGTAACGGTAAAAACTGACGATGGTGATTACCTCACCCATACGATGCGCCTCGATGCCATCTACTCCATCCGTGACCGGTCTGAAGCATGGAAGAAGTACAAATCTGACAACAGTAAAAAGTGTCCATGGGTCACTGACGAAGAACAGATGATCCTCAAAACAGTCGTGAAGCAGGCAGCAAAATACTGGCCTCGCCGTGAGCGCCTGGACGCCGCCATAGACCACGTTAACACCGAGGGCGAAGAAGGTATCAACTTTACAGCAGAGCGTCAGCCTGAGCGCGATATAACCCCGCTTAGTGAAGCCACGCAGAAAGAGATTAACGACCTGCTTGTCTCTTTGGATAAGACGTGGGATGCCGATCTTCTCCCTCTCTGTTCACGCATTTTCAAACGCCCTATCTCGCAGCCAGCCGACCTGACAGAACTGGAAGGTGTTAAGGCTCTCGGGTTCCTCAGGCAAAAGGCAGCAGCATGACACCTTCCCTACTTTCATTGTTGCGAAGCGGAAAACACAGCATTCGCGACATGGCAAAGATTTTAGGCATTACAAGGTCTCGCGTTTCATGGTTTATCGCCGATCTTGAACGGCGTAAATGGATAGAAGTCACCAGGTGCGCGATATGGTTTCACGATGGCACCCGTTCAAATAAGCAGAACGTATACAGGGTAAAACTATGACACCAGAAATTATCCTGGCCAGGACCGGCATTGACGTAACCACTATCCAGCAGGGCGATGAGGCGTGGCACCGACTGCGCCTCGGCGTTATCACAGCCTCTGAAGTGCACAACGTCATCGCCAAGCCGCGTTCAGGAAAGAAGTGGACAGACATGAAAATGTCCTACTTCCACACGTTGCTTGCCGAGGTATGCACCGGCGTGGAGCCAGAGGTTAACGCCAAGGCGCTGGCCTGGGGAAAGCAATACGAGGAAGACGCTCGCACCCTCTTCGAGTTCACCACGGACGTGAAAGTCACGGAGTCTCCGATCCTGTTCCGTGACGAGAGCATGCGCACCGCGTGCTCCCCTGACGGCCTGTGCAGTAACGGGTTCGGACTTGAGCTTAAATGCCCTTTCACCTCCCGTGACTTCATGAAATTCCGCCTTGGCGGTTTCGAAGCAATCAAGTCTGCGTACATGGCCCAGGTGCAGTACAGCATGTGGGTGACCGGAAAAGAGGCCTGGTTCTTTGCCAACTACGACCCGCGCATGAAACGCGAAGGCATTCACCACGTCGTCGTTGAGCGGGATCCGCAGTACATGACCGACTTCAACGAAATGGTACCGGAGTTCATCGAGAAGATGGACGAGGCGCTGGCGGAGATCGGTTTCACGTTCGGGGAACAGTGGAAATGAAACGCACACCCTTTTACCGCAGGCCCGGGCGAACCGGGCAATTCTCGGGCCTCCGCGAGCGTGTTATCTGGATGATTCAAACACGCGGCCGCCCGGTAACAGGCAGCGAAATCGCTGAGAAGTTTGGCGTAACACTAATCGAGTTTAACCGGGTCGCCAACGGCATTACCCGCGGCTCCGGACAGATAGCGCAGATCGTTGAGTCGGAGAAATGGTTCAACGAGGATGGAATCTGCGACCGGACATTCGACCTGGTCACGAAGCCAAAGGTCGTAACGCCGCAGGGTAAATCGCGGTTGTTCACCCGGCGCGCCATTGAGCAATCGCAGGAAGGCAGGCGGCAGGAGTGCATTGAACGTGCCGCCCGGCGTCGCCGCCTGATTGCTCAGGGCCTCTACATCGACGAAATGGAGTCAGTGCTATGAAAGCGTGGTCACTCGAAGAGCTTGCGCTGCTGTGGCGGCACTCAAACGCTGAAGTCGCAGAGATTACCGGCCGCAGCATTGAAGAGGTCGGAGATAAGCGGCTGCAAACCAATATTGAGCGTAATGGCTGGGATGTTAACGATCCGGAGCGTGCATCATGAAATACGGAAGCGTGTGCAGCGGTATCGAAGCTGCCAGCAAAGCGTGGGAACCTCTCGGCTGGAAACCTGCCTGGTTCTCTGAAATCGAACCATTCCCATCCGCAGTCCTCGCCCATCACTGGCCGGAAGTAACCAATCTTGGCGACATGACCAAAATCGCCGATGCGGTGCGCGCTGGTGATGTCGAAGCGCCTGATGTTCTTGTCGGTGGCACGCCCTGCCAGGCATTCAGCATCGCCGGCTTACGTGAAGGCCTGTCTGATGACCGCGGCCAGTTAACCCTCTCTTATGTGGAATTAGCCAATGCAATCGACGAAAAGCGCCGCGAACGCGGTGAGCCAGAAGCAATCATCGTCTGGGAAAACGTCCCAGGCGTGCTCAGCAGCAAAGACAATGCCTTCGGATGCTTTCTGGCGGGACTTGCCGGAGAAAGCAGTGAGTTGCAGCCAGCAGGGGGAAAATGGACGCACGCAGGTTGTGTGTCTGGACCAGAAAGGGTTATCGCCTGGCGCGTCCTTGATGCTCAATTTTTCGGAGTGGCCCAACGACGCCGCCGTGTGTTCGTTGTCGCAAGTGCTAGAACAGACTTCAATCCCGCACGAGTTCTTTTTGAGTTCGAAGGCGTGCGTAGGGATTTTGCGCCGTGCAGAGAAACGAGGGAAAGCATTACCGAGGGCGCTGGCCATCGCGTTACTAACGGTAGCCACTGGGATGGGGAGGATTATCCACACCCAACTTTAAACCAGTCAAACAACATAGGTGGCATCGGTCAGAGTAACCAGGAACTTTTCAGTCAAAGGGGGGCTGGCATTGTTGGCGCATATCGTATGGTTGCTTTCGGTGAGTATGCAGATGATGAAACCGCATCGACATGCAAAGCGCGCGATTACAAGGATGCCACCGATCTTGCAGTAACTTACCCGCTTGCCGTGCGCCGGCTGACGCCAATTGAATTCGAACGTTTGCAGGGCTTTCCTGATGGTCACACGCTTGTTGGATATCGCGGAAAGCCAGTAGCAAACGGGCATCGTTACAAGGCGATTGGAAACAGTATGGCGGTGCCGGTAATGCGCTGGATTGGTGATCGCATCGCCGCAGCGCTGCCAGCAGAGAAGTTGAATGGTGATTATGGCGGGAGTAAAACACCGCTCGACCAGCGCGACCTCTGGCGTACTCCACCAGCCCTCTTCGCTTCCCTTGATGCTGAGTTCTGTTTCCAGTTGGATGCCGCCGCAGCGTCGCATAACGCGCTGTGTCGGAAGCAGAACACACTGGAGACGCCCTGGGCTGATTACCTGAGCATTCCTGGCTACGTCTGGCTGAACCCACCATACAGCGACATTACACCGTTTGTTAAGAAGGCAGCCGCCGAGAGCATCAACCAGATCGGCGCGGTCATGCTGGTACCGGCAGACACTTCGGTTGGCTGGTTCAAGGAGGCTATCCAGACCGCCAGCGAGGTTCGTCTCATCACCGCCGGGCGGCTTGCATTTATCAACCCGGTCACCGGTAAGCCAGTATCTGGAAATAACAAAGGTTCGATGCTCATCATCTGGCGACCTTACCCGCGTACACACTGCCACTTCACAACTGTGGACCGGGACGAACTGATGGCTTTCGGGGCGAAACTTCTCGCCCGCCGGGAGGCCGCATGATTCATTTTCACGGCGGGCCGATCACACCGGACACTTGCGCACTGAAGGCTTGGAAAGGACGCCATGCTTTCATCAGTTTCGCTAACCCAGGTCAGTTAGCTTTAGCCAGCGAAGTAACTCAGTCTTTCGCGCTTGATAATGGAGCGTTCAGTTTCTGGACGAAAAAGCGCGTTGTTAACTGGGGTGATTATTACGACTTTGTGGCGCGATGGATGAATCACCCTCGCTTTGCTTTTGCGGTTATCCCTGACGTGATCGGCGGCACAAGTGAAGAGAACGACACCTTAATAGCTGAATGGCCACATGGAAAAGTTGTAGGCGCGCCGGTGTATCACTTCAACGAGCCTGACGAGCGCTTCATACGCCTGTGTCATGAATTCCCGCGGGTATGCATTGGTAGTATGGGTGAATATGACGCCAAGCGACCGCGCGCCTGCCGTGCAAAGCTTCGTGACCTGATTCAGCACGTTGTTGACAAGAACGGTTACCCGATAACGAAGCTTCATGGCCTGCGCATGCTGAACGCCGATATCTTCCGCCACATTCCGTTGTCGTCTGCTGATAGTACAAACGTGGCGCGAAACATCGGCATTGACAAGGCGTGGGATAAGTCTGCATACGCTCCGGCCAGCAAAGAAACACGGGCCGCAGTGCTTGTAGAACGCATTGAGGCCTATAACTCGGCGAGCGCTCTTAACTACGACGAGGAAAGGGATCGGTTTACACCACAACTGGCTTTGGAGGTTTAAATATGACGCCAGCAAATGAAAACGCCATCCGCGCAGCCTGCCGCCGCTGCACCGAGGAAATTCAGCAGGCCATGCGCAAGAAGCCAAAGCCTAACTGGAACGAAACGGTGCCTCCCATCATCAACAAGCATCACAAGAAAATTGAAGCTCTGGGAGTTAGCCTCCTGGAGTTCGTCGTCAAAACTGGCCGCCTTAACGGGCGGTTTGGAGCCGAACAATGACAACAGAATTTAAACCCCTACCCGTCGAACGCGACCAATACGGCTACTGGACTCACCCGCTTTACGATGAATTTTGCGATGGGCGCGAGTCTATCTCACCTGATGAATTTAACGCCTGGTTGGATAAGAACGGCCTTGAGTGGAAAGTGGAGTACCGCGATGAGGATGATGTCGATCCCGATGTGGACGGTTATGACATCTCAGCGTGGCAGCCCGACCCCCCAGCCGGTGATGGTTGGTTTGTCGGTTCAATTCACGAAACGGAAGATGGCGCCGTCTGCATCTGGCTGCGAAACGTTGGCGGTGCAGCATGAACCGAGCCTCTCCCGTTGATTTGAGAAAAAGCCTCGAAATTGCCAATAACCTCGCGCACATCGGGATTCGCTTTGTGCCGATCCCGGTGGCGACCGAGGAAGAATTCCAGACGCTGGCCGCCGAGCTATCTCGACGGCTTGAGCAGATGGCAGTCGAAGCCGAGAAGAATGAAGGCGGTGCAGCATGACCAAATACGCGAAACTGGATAGCGAAGTGTTAAGCGCTATCGGCGCTCAGCCAACCTCGTTTTCGAAGATATTTAACCCTTCAGTCAGACAGGAGTGCCTGGTCATTGCTGAAGCAGAAGGAAAGCACCCGATGGACGTCTTCCGCATCCTTGACCGCCGCCTCCAGTCACTCAGGAAGCTTGGCGTTATTCAGCACGTCAAAGGCAAGGGGTGGATTCAGCCATGACATCGCAAATCACAAGGTCGCTATCGCGGCCTTTTTTATTGCTGGCGTTCACCTTCAACCGTATTAACCGACAGTTCCGGGAGCATTGACCATGATTACTCAGGCAAGACTTAAGGAGTGCTTAGATTATGACCCGCTTACTGGATCGTTTACTTGGATAAAATCCACCGCTTATTGCATAAAGCCGGGAATGCCAGCTGACAGCCTGACCTGCAATGGTTACATCGGGATTAAGCTCGACGGGAAGAATTACTTGGCGCACAGATTGGCCTGGCTTTACATGTTTGGCGAATTCCCTCCAAGTCATCTTGACCATATCAACTGCGTTCGTACCGACAATCGTATCGCAAATCTACGCCCAGCGACTCACACCCAAAACATGCATAACCAAAAGCTGCGCAAGACCAACAAAAGCGGTCACAAAGGTGTCAGTTGGTGCAATAAAACTAAGAAATGGCACTCCCAGTGCATTTTTGACAGAAAGAAATATCACTTGGGTAAATTTGAAAATATTGAAGATGCAATTCAAGCCGTTGAGTCATTTAGAAATGCACGACATGGCGAATTCGCTAATCACGGCCAAACCGCGAGTAAGGAGTGACCATGGACATCATCGACACAGCAGCAGAGATTGAAGAGCTTCAGCGTAACGCTGCCCTTTCCGCTCACCGCATCGACCGCAACGCTGTATCAGCTGAGCGTTGTGAAGAATGCGACGAACCAATTCCCGAGCCGCGGCGCGCTGCCGTTCCCGGCTGCCAGGCGTGCGCCAGTTGCCAGGCTGACCTGGAGCTTATACGCAAACAAAGGGGGTCTTGATGGATTACACCAAACTTAGTGACGGTGAAATCAGTGTCAGGCTCGCATATTTCCTGAAGCCAAAGTACATCGCCACCATCCATCCGCATGAAAATACCGGTGCCAATTTGTCGTGGAACTGGCTTAACACGGTACAGAACACCGCCTGGTTTCCGTTACGTCGTGCCGAAGAGCTCTACCCGGCAATGAAAAAGCATCGAATCGGCCTGGTACCATCAGGTAAGACCGTGTGGCAGGCAACTCATGAGTCTGGTATCAGCTCGACTCACCGTAACCCGCTGCGCGCTGTGGCAATCGTCTACCTCCTTTTGCAGGAGTCAGCCAATGTTCAGGATAATCCAGCCTAACACCTGGTACGCCGATGATTTCGGCGCGCCATGCAAAATCCTCCGCGCTACCCACGAAGTAGTCCACTACATCCGCAACGGTCGCACCTGTATCGCCAGCATGGGCCGCTTTCAACACGAATTTGAACCGCTGACCAAAGCACAGGCTGAGCGGATCGCCGAAGAAATCGAAACAGCAGAACACCTGAAGAAGCTGCGTGCCCAGCGCGCGGCATGAGGAGAGAGCGTGAAACCTTACGAATCGAAGAAATCGCAGTTCACCAGAAATCTGATCCGGCGGCGCCACGCTGAATGGTCAGAAAGAACCTTTGGTAATGTCGGTCCAGTCGGACCGCTGAAGCACCTTTCCAAAGAGGCACTCGAAGCTTCCGCCGATCCTGGCGACCTCAGTGAGTGGGCTGATATGCAGTTCCTGCTATGGGACGCGCAGCGGCGCGCCGGAATCACCGATGAGCAGATCACCGCAGCGCTGGAAGAAAAGCTAAAGGTGAACATGGCGCGCCAGTGGCCTGAACCGAAAGACGGCGAACCGCGCCTTCACATCAAACCATGACGCAACTGATAGCCAGTTATGAGCTGGCTATTGGGTGCGAAAGCCCACCTCGTAAATACCTTGATGTTATTGCCGCCTACGGGCGGCGTCTTTTTTGCCTGGAGGAAACCAATGGAAGAGGAAATCTTCACACGTGAAGAGGCTGCGTCGTACCTGAAGGTTGATAAAGGCACCATCACGCAGTGGATCCGCAGCGGTCGACTTCCGGCCGCAAAGATAAATCCAGAAAAACCCAAGAGCCCGTATCGCATTTGTAAGTCTGACTGCATTGCAGCGCTGAAGTCTGTCCGACACAATAGCGCTGTGAATGCGGTTGGTATGCAGGAGGAAAAAGCATGTCAATCAAACTACGCGGTGGCACGTGGCACTGCGACTTCGTCGCGCCAGATGGATCACGAGTTAGACGTTCTCTTGAAACCTCAGACAAGAGAGAAGCGCAGGAACTTCACGATCGTCTGAAGTCGGAAGCGTGGCGGGTAAAACAACTTGGGGAGTCGCCTAAGAAGTTATTCAAGGAGGCCTGCATAAGATGGCTCAGGGAGAAAGAGGATAAGAAGAGCCTGGATGATGACAAAAGCATCATTAAGTTCTGGTTACTGCATTTCAGAGAGACTGTTCTCGCTGACATCACAACAGACAAAATAATGGAGGCGGTAGACGGAATGGAAAACCGCCGCCATCGCCTGAACTGGGAAATGACCAGAGACAGGTGTTTGAGACTCTCTAAACCAGTACCAGATTATATTCCTAAGCTCGCAACGAAGGGAACAAGGACGAGGCATCTGGCGATACTAAGGGCCATTCTGAATATGGCGGTGCAGTGGGGGTGGCTGGATAAAGCGCCGAAGATATCCACGCCAAGGGTGAAGAATGGCCGCATCCGCTGGCTGACGGAAGAGGAGTCGAAACGTCTTTTTGCAGAGATAGCCCCTCACTTCTTCCCGGTCGTTATGTTTGCTGTCACCACCGGCCTTCGTCGTTCTAACGTAACCGACCTCGAATGGTCACAGGTAGACCTGGATAAGCGGATGGCATGGATGCACCCTGACGAAACTAAAGCCGGAAACGCCATCGGCGTTCCACTGAACGAAACAGCGTTAGGGATACTGAGGAAACAGCAAGGTCTGCATAAGCGCTGGGTGTTCGTTCACACGACTCCCGGGTACAGAAGCGACGGAACCAAAACAGCAGCAGTCAGAAAAATGCGGACAGATAGTAATAAGGCATGGAAGGGAGCACTAAAGCGGGCAGGCATTAGCAATTTCCGCTTCCATGACCTCAGGCATACATGGGCAAGCTGGCTTGTACAGTCTGGTGTTTCACTTCTGGCGCTTAAGGAAATGGGGGGATGGGAGACGCTGGAAATGGTTCAACGATATGCACATTTGTCTGCCGGACATCTTACGGAGCACGCGAGCAAAATTGATGCGATTATTGGTCGCAATGTCACAAATACGGCACAAGAGGAGAATGTGGTTTACTTGAATGTAAGGTAAGTAATTGAAATAACTGGTGCCGATAATAGGAGTCGAACCTACGACCTTCGCATTACGAATGCGCTGCTCTACCAACTGAGCTATATCGGCCCTGAAAGGCCGGTTACGAGCGTAACCACGGGGCAAAAGAGTAGATCTAACCGGGTGATGCGTCAATGCCCTTTTGAATCAAACGGCTATTTTTGCATCACCCGCGATTATTTACGCACGAATGGTATCATCACCAAAGCCGATCCACTTGTAGGTGGTCAGCGCTTCCAGCCCCATCGGACCGCGGGCGTGCAGCTTCTGTGTGCTCACCGCCACCTCCGCGCCCAGACCAAACTGGCCGCCATCGGTAAAGCGCGTCGAGGCATTGACGTAAACCGCAGACGAATCCACTTCATTCACAAACCGATCGGCATTGCGCAGGGTGCGCGTCAGGATCGCGTCAGAATGCTGGGTTCCGTGTTCACGAATGTGCGCAATAGCGTCATCGAGATCCGCAACTACCTTCACGTTCAGATCCAGCGACAAATACTCATCGTCGTACTGCTCCGCATTAACCGGAACGACCTTCGCCGGACCGTCTTTCAGCAGGGCGAAAGCGCTCTCGTCCGCATGCAGCGTGACGCCACTTTCCGCCATCTGCTTGCTCAGCGCTGGCAGGAAGGTACTGGCGATGCCCTGATGCACCAGCAGCGTTTCTACCGTATTACAGGTGCTTGGACGCTGGGTTTTAGCGTTGACGATAATCTTCAGCGCAGGTTCTACCTCCGCGGTGTCATCCACCACGATATGGCATACGCCAATACCACCGGTGATCACCGGAATGGTAGATTGCTCGCGGCACAGCTTGTGCAGGCCCGCACCGCCGCGTGGGATGAGCATGTCGATGTATTTGTCCATGCGCAGCATCTCGTTAACCAGAGCACGGTCGGGGCTTTCAATCGCCTGCACGGCACCCGCCGGTAAACCACACTCCTCCAGCGCCTGCTGGATGACGTTTACCGTCGCGGCGTTGGTGCGCCAGGTCTCTTTCCCGCCACGCAGGATCGCGGCGTTACCGGTCTTCAGGCACAGGGAGGCGACATCCACCGTCACGTTTGGACGCGCTTCGTAAATCACCCCAATGACGCCAAGCGGCACGCGACGACGTTCAAGGCGTAACCCGCTGTCGAGCACCCCACCGTCAATCACCTGCCCTACCGGGTCGGCGAGGTTGCACACCTGACGGACGTCGTCGGCAATACCTTTCAGACGCGCCGGGGTCAGCGCCAGACGGTCGAGCATCGCTTCGCTCAAGCCGTTGCGACGCGCTTCCAGCAGATCCTGCTCGTTGGCGAGCAAAATTTCCTGCGACTGAGATTCCAGATAATCAGCGATTTTTTCCAGCACGCGGTTTTTCTCGCGGCTGGAAAGGAGCGCCAGTTTATACGAGGCGGCTTTCGCGGCTGCGCCCATTTGTTCCAGCATGTTCTTGCTCCTTAACGAATAATCATGTCGTCACGATGAACGGCAACCGGGCCATATTCATAGCCCAGGATGGCGTCGATCTGCTGGGAATGGTGACCAGCAATCCGACGCAGCGCGTCGCTGTTATAACGACTTACGCCATGAGCGATGTCGCGACCTTCAAGGTTACGGATTCGGATCACTTCACCACGCGAGAAGTTGCCTGTCACGCTTTTAATTCCTTTTGGAAGTAACGAGCTTCCTCTTTCCAGAATAGCGGCGGTCGCGCCTTCATCCACGGTCAGTTCGCCAGCCGGGGGCGCACCAAAGATCCAGCGTTTTCGGTTTTCCAGCGGGGTCGCCTGGGCGTGGAAGCGAGTACCCACAGAGATGCCTTCCATCACATCACCGATTACGCCCGGACGGCTGCCCGCGGCGATGATGGTGTCGATACCGGCCCGGCACGCCACGTCCGCGGCCTGGAGCTTGGTGCCCATGCCGCCTGTCCCCAGACCAGAAACGCTGTCACCCGCGATGGCGCGCAGCGCATCGTCAATGCCGTGAACGTCTTTGATCAGTTCAGCCTGTGGATTAGAGCGCGGATCAGCGGTAAACAGCCCCTGCTGATCGGTCAGAAGCAGCAGCTTATCGGCCCCTGCCAGGATCGCCGCCAGCGCAGAGAGGTTATCGTTGTCGCCCACTTTGATTTCAGCGGTGGCAACAGCGTCGTTTTCGTTAATGACCGGAACGATATGGTTATCCAGCAGCGCGCGCAGCGTATCGCGGGCATTCAGGAAACGTTCTCTGTCTTCCATATCCGCACGCGTCAGCAGCATCTGCCCGACGTGAATGCCGTAGATGGAGAACAGTTGTTCCCAGAGCTGTATGAGTCGGCTTTGTCCCACGGCGGCCAGCAGCTGTTTGGAAGCGATCGTCGCGGGGAGTTCGGGGTAGCCCAGGTGTTCACGCCCGGCGGCAATCGCCCCGGATGTCACAATTACAATACGATGCCCTGCGGCATGCAACTGAGCGCACTGACGTACAAGCTCAACGATATGGGCACGATTCAGGCGGCGCGATCCGCCTGTTAACACACTGGTACCGAGTTTTACCACCAGCGTCTGGCTGTCACTCATGATTCTCTGCCGTTCAACAATAAGGGAAAATGATGTCAGTCAGACGTTTTAACAGGTGTCAGCCCCGTTGCCAACTGCCTTAGCGCATGACCCGTCACTTTGTTGCGCGGGATCAGGAAGCGTAGCGGCAGATTTTGACAATTTTATTACCGAAAAATTAAAACATACTTTTTTAGACATATTCTTACTTTGTCATAAAACTTTCACCCACGAACGATAAAACCCTTCCTGTTTTTCACGGGGTAATAAGCCGAATCTTATTACTCAGCGAATATTAGCGCGTTTTTATAAAATCAGGATTGAAAATGAAAAAGAGCACTCTGGCATTAGTGGTAATGGGCGTAGTTGCTTCCGCATCTGTTCAGGCAGCAGAAGTTTATAATAAAAACGGGAATAAACTGGACGTGTACGGCAAAGTAAAAGCAATGCACTACATCAGTGATGATGACGCTAAGGATGGTGACCAGACTTATGTTCGTTTCGGCTTTAAGGGTGAAACGCAGATTAACGATCAGCTGACGGGCTACGGACGTTGGGAAGCTGAGTTCGCGGGTAACAAAGCTGAAAGCGACTCTTCTCAAAAAACACGTCTGGCATTTGCCGGGCTGAAACTGAAAGACTTCGGCTCACTGGATTATGGCCGTAACCTGGGCGCGCTGTATGACGTCGCCGCATACACCGATATGTTCCCGGAGTTCGGCGGTGACGGCCTGGCACAGACCGATAACTTCATGACGAAACGCGCCTCCGGTCTGGCCACATACCGTAATACCGATTTCTTTGGCCTGGTTGACGGCCTGAATATGACCCTGCAATACCAGGGCAAAAATGAAAACCGCGACGTGAAGAAGCAAAACGGTGACGGCTTCGGTACCTCCCTGAGCTATGACTTCGGCGGCAGCGATTTTTCTGTGATTGGTGCGTATGCCAGCTCCGACCGCACCAACGAGCAAAACCTTCAGGCACGCGGCGAAGGTAAAAAAGCAGAAGGCTGGGCAACCGGTTTGAAATATGATGCCAATGATATTTATCTGGCCACTATCTATTCCGAAACCCGCAATATGGCCA